CATTTTTTTTATTTTAATTTGCTATTGCTTCGATTTCAGCGAATGTTTTTAATCCAAGATCTAATACAGCGTCAGCGGTTATTGATTCGTCTCCGCTTTTGAGCTTTTCTTTCATCTGCAAGAATTCTGCTTTTAACGATTCTAGTTTTTGATCAACCATTTTTACCATATCAAGAATTTGAGGCATCGATAATTCTTCGTTAATTTTCTTGCCTTCTTTCAAAAGGGGATTGTTCTTTAAATACTTGTTGTAGTCGAATTGTTTCATTTTTTTTTATTTATACTAATAAATATTATCATTTTATAGTTAAAACTATTCTTTAGTTTTTTTTAATCCTTTATTCCATGGAATTCGACCTTTCATTTTTTGAATAGTTTCAGGAGATCTTTTCTTTCCTTTTTTTGCATCACTTAGTTTTTTTCTAAGTTCATCTGAAAATTTTTTTCCATAATTAGGATGTTTTTCTCCAGCCATTAGTCCTTTCATTGCTTTTGATGCTTTATCTCTATTTTCTGGTTTATTCCAATACTCGTTGTGACTATCTATTAATTTTTTATACACATCTGGGTCTTTCATAGCTTCTTTAGTTTTTTTACTAATTTCTAGCTTTTTTTCTTCTGAATGTTTATATCCACTTTCTAATCCTCTTGTTCCACTAAGTCTTTCATTTACTAATTTCCCAGTTCCATGTTTAATAGTCCCATATTTTTTAATATATTCAGATTCTATTTTTAGAGATTCTTCTCTATTTAAATTATCAACTAATATTTCTACAATAAAGCCTCCTGCTTCTTTAACTACTATTTTCCAATTTTCATTTCTTCTATTTCTAATATCTTCATAAGCCCTTTTTAAAAGACCTTGTCCAATATAAAATACTTCTCCATTATCTTTTCTTTTGTGCTGATAAACTACGTACATTGTTTTACAATAAATATGCGGATATTAGCCATGTCCGTCTCTCCAGTTCTTTGCAATCTCAGGAGGCGCTTTCAATGCAATACTTAAAGTGGTTGTTGTCTCCATTAATTCTTTAACTAATTGTGCTGCTTCTTGAGCTTTATCATGTTCAACCTCGCAAATAATCTGATCATGAATTTGAGCGCAAACTTGACCATTAATACCTCTATTTTTAAACTCTCTATTAATTGCTAAAGCAGCTCTATTTACAATAGATGCTGATAGGCCTTGTATCTGCACATTTTTTGCGTTGTTAAGACCGTTTATGAAGTCTCTTGAAAGATTCGTAATTTTTTCTTTACCATATCTGTATTCTAACTCTTTCTTTGAGTTCCAATCTAATAAAGCATTGCCAAGAGTCTCGTAGATTTGTTTTACCTTTGGTAAGTGTCTTATCCTACCTACCTGAGTTTTAACATAACCTAATGTACGTGCGTCAGTCTCAGAGCGTTCCATCCATTTCTTTAATTCAGGAAATCCATCTAAATAACCATCTACAAGTTTTTTAGCTTCTTTAGTTGGTAGATTTATATTTTTACCTAATGCAAAAGCACCCATTCCATAAGGAATACCTAGTGAATAAGCTTTAGCTTTATTTCTCACAGCTGGCGCTAATTTTCTAAGATAGTTGTCAGCTTTTTTATCTGGCGAGTATTGATTTAATTTTTCTGTTTTGATTGCAATAGTAGAATAGAAATCCCAGTTATTTCTAAAAATATCTTTAAGGCCTTCATCTCCACTGACGTGTGCAAAAACGTGTGGCTCGAGTGACTCATAATCGCAATCAATGAATATATTATGCTCATCAGGAATAAAGAATGCTCTTACCATATTGGTATACTCAATAACTATCGGATCATCATCACCCTCTTCTTTTGGTTTTGGTAATTGTTGAGCATCAGATCCGTATCTACCGGAAACGGTGCCATGCTGACGATAATAAAAGTAATATCTACCATCTTCCTCACCTTCTAAGAAACGATCAATATACGTTGAACTTATTTTGAGTAATCTATTATAAATTCTCAATGCTTTTGCCCACTCATGTTTTTCAGATATAGACTCAATAAATCCATCATCAAATTGAGGTTTACCTTTTGCAGTAGTAGATAACGATTTTATACCTAAAGCTCCAAATGCAATCTCACCCATTTGATCTTTTGATTGGATATTAAAGTACTTTCCATCATTTGCCTCTTTCCACAACTTCACGCAGATTTTAATTATCACATCTTGATCTAGAAGATTTTGATCTCCAGATTCAAAGAACTTTTTAATAGCTGAATCAGGTAGTTTAGAAATACTTGCTTGATTAATTGAGTATTTGCCAGTCTTTTCAGATTTAGGAACATCTAGATTATACTCAGCAATTAACATTTGTGCAAATGTGCCTTTGTTATTTACTGGGAAAGATTCCATTGCTTTTACAATAACCCATTTTTGCACCTCTTCATTTGCTAAAAGAGTTTTCATAACAAGATCAGAATATTTTTTCAATTCTAAAGTTATATTCTGTTTTGCATTTTTAATTAACTCCACATCTAGTCTAACACCTTTCTCTTCCATTGGGATTGTCACCTCTCTGTATAAAGGCATAACCTCATCTTCAAAGAAGAATTGTTCAAGACCCTCTGCTTCTAATGTCTTGATAAAATGGTTATAAACTCTGAGAGTAAGATCTGTATCTGCTGCAGCATATTTCCCAAGAATTTCAATATCAGCTTTCCAAATTTCATAGTTTTCTTTTGTTGTGGTTCCACCATTAAGTTTTATTGATTGTTTAAGTTCTATTTGCTCTTCATTTGCTTCAGCTTCCACGTCAAGATCAATATGCTTCTGAATCATCTTAGCTATCTCCTTCAAACCGAATGGTTTTCCAGATCCAAATCCCGCACCTTCCTCTTTTACTGTGTGTACTAATAACATAGTATCAACATACAGACTTGGGAGTAAATTAATTTTATAGAATGCTTTTACAAATCGACAGTCAAATGACGCATTATGCATAATTAATTTCTTGCCAATAAGTAGGTTTATACACTTAACTGCAATATCATGACCCAATTTATCATCTATTTTGGAATCAATTAATTCACCGTCTTTAAAAATCATTGTTGGAAAGTAATAACCTGTACCAGGTTTTGAACTCACACTGAATCCTATAATTTTACCTTTTCTAGGATTTAGACTATTTGTCTCAGTATCAAATGCAATTAGATCACTTGATTTTATATACGAAACCATTTCTGTCAACTTCTCTAAGTTGTCAACTAACACATAACTTTTTTCCATAACTTATTTTATTTTGATTAATCTTTTTTCTCTTCGTCTTTTTTATAAGGAAACATCTCATTTAATGTTTCACGTCTTCTTTCACATCCACAATCTTCAAATCCCATTGCTTCAGTTATTTTTTTAACTGCCGTATCTATTTTAAGCAGGTTTGTAAGATATGCAATACTGTCTCCTAAACCTTCAGACTTTTTCTTGGTTTTCTTGTTCGACATCTTTCTGTTTTTTTAAATTTATTATTTCAGAAGCTATATTGATAGTTAGCACATGTATTTGTTTCCAGATACTATCTACTTCAGATTTTAACTTTTCAATAATTCTCCATTGATATATTTGAATTATCATTAATACAATAACTATAAAAAAGTAAAAATTTTCCACACTAATCGTAAATGTCATATGCCTTATTTTTATAAATATAAACCAATTAATTATCTTTTTTAAATTTATTTTTTAAGTTACTCTGCTTATTTCCTTTCAAGTGGAGTGGAGTATATGGACAATGTCTGCACTTGCTTCCACAACAGTAGCCACGATTTAAATGATATAGGGCCGTAAAAACGACCCTATTATCTTCCAAGTAATAATCAATATTTTCTACTAAATTTTTCACTTTTATTTTATTGGACAAGCTCCAGTTGCGCATTCATCAATTTGCATATCATCTTCTTTTATTTCAACCGAAGTAATTTTTGATGTTTTGCTCGCCATTTCCTCATACTGTTCTTTTGTGATAGTCTCATAAGGAGCTTGATCAAATCCATGACCATAATATAATAAGAAAGACACAGTTTTCATTTCATGTCTAAAATGCTCTTTTAAATAAGCTTTGATGTCTGGAAGATCTTCTTTTTTATAATATACTGTGCAACTTACTGAGTTATCAGACCACACAGCTTGCATTTTTCTAACCATATCCATTTGAGTTTTCCAATCATAATCAGCAGCTACTGGAGTGGTTTCAGGTAATTTACATGGGAAAGATATTACCATTGTAGATTTATCTTCTGATCCATCAAATTTTCTTTGCGGCTCAATTGGAAATCCATGTTTTCTACATACATCAATTAGAGGAGATTCTGATGAGATTCTAACTCTTCTGATATAATAAGGCCCAGCTGGATTTGGATGCACTCCAGGAGTTACACCTGCAAGAAGACTTAATGTTCCACTTGGTTTAACTGTTGTTAATTTAATACTTCTTGGGAATCCTTTAAGATCAGAATATTGATTATCGTATTCTCTTAACCAAGTATAAGCCTCATCTAACCAGCTTCTCTGCTCTTCTGTTGCTTGCAAGATACCAGTCATACCAATACCCATTCTCATGTTCTTATTAACAATAGTCTCAGTTTCTTTAAGAGAGCAATGTAGTGCTAATGAATGTTTATTCATTCTATACGCAAATGTTAATGCCTCTTTAAGTTCTTCGTAATTGTCGATATTTGGTAGATAAACCTCAGCTAAACAACAAGTTTCTTTATCAGCTAGAGATTGCTCAGCACATGGATTAAATCCCTCAACTTCAGGATCTGGATATTGTGTTTCTCCAGTTCTTCCTACAGTTCTAGATAGCTCTAAATTAATTAGACCATAAGGTTCACCTTGATTATAGGTTTCCCAAAATTCACTTGGTAAATCATCTGTATTTTCTGGTGCAACAATAGAGTTATTACTCATAGCTCTCCAGTTAGGAATGCTACCAAGATCCCAACGTTTAGCTTTTAAATATTCCAAATCATCAAAATCACCAATTGCGATTTGAGCTGATCTACGAACATTACCAGCAACCACAACAAAACCAATGATATTCATAATATCTAAACAATCAATTGGTCTTAATTTTTTATGAGCTCGTGCATTTAAGATTTTATTTATTTCACTAATACCCCAACAAAGATCTTCAGGTCCAGATGCGGTTCCACCAAATCCTTTGATTAATGCGCCTTTTGATCTAATACAAATAGTTGAATACGAAAAACCTTCTCCGCCATAAAAATGTGCTTTAAGTACGCGACCTAATAATTTTACCCAACCTTCTCTTGAATCTGGAACTATAAAGTCAGCATCTTTTGTGTCTTTACGTTCAATTTTTAATTTACCTTTTAATTTAGGTAATTGATATACGTTATGCTTTTGAATATTATATCCTACACCACTACCTAACATTAACATTTCAAATGCCCATGTAAATGGTCTAATAGGATCATTAACAACTGTAAATGCACAATTTTGTAATGAAGGAAGACCTAGTCTATCAACTGTCTTAGTTCCTAATTGCCACATAAAACGTCCAGCTGTTGAAAATTTCAACTTCATTCTTAATTCAGCATAACGTTGTTTTTCTTCCTCAGTAAATCCAACATTAAGTTGTTTATCTGATGCATCAAGTTCCCTTTGTACTACTTGCCAAAATTCTTCTGTTTTTGAATTTGGATCTTCTTCTTTTAATCTTCTTGCATAAGTTCTTTTAAATGTGATGTATCCTATTTCACCCCAAGGAACTTCGATGTCTTTAAAATTCATAATTGTTTTTATATGTTTAGTTTTTATAAAATACTATTCTATACCCTTAGTCTAAGCTTATTAGACTAGTCTGTCTCTACATTAAAGAGATTTTTCAATTTTTTTAAAATACTGTAAGGATTTTTGAGCTAAAGCTCAGGATACGCAACTACTTTTTTGTAGCAGATGGATTTGAATCGCTTTTACTTATTTTATTGATAACTTCAGTAGTAAGTTTAGTGTACTGGTTGCTACCTAGACTGTTCAATTGAGCAATCTTATCATTGTATTTAGAAGGAGTTGCTGTAGTTCTCAAGCTATCGCCCTTCTTTGCTTTTTTAAATAAGTCAATTATGAAATTCATATCTTATGGTTTGTATCAATAAATATATGGTTTTAAAAAAAATTATAACCCTAATTCAAAAAATTTGGTTTTTAAGTATCCCCTCTCATCATTTGAGAAGTTACTGTTTTTAAATCCATTATTCTGGCTTCCTGTATCAAATGTTAATTGATCTTCAGACATCTCGTCTCTATCAATTTTAATAGATCCATTATGTGTATTGATTTGTGATCCATAAGTCATACCATCAGCTCCAAATCTGTTTTTCATAATATGAATACGGCCAGTTCCATTTACTTTGTCTTGACGCTTTCTTGAAAGAGACATCGCAAAGTCAGCAATCATAATCTTGTTATAAGATCCAGCAGCTTTATCACCCTCAATCACATCATCTTTTGCCCCAGCTCTATTTACTTGAGATACTGTCCAGATAGGCATTTTTAATTCTCTTGCCATTCCTTTAATAGCTGTATAAACATCATCAATCTCATCTTTTCTATCAGTAGATTTTCTTCTTGAAGATAGAAGATCCACATAGTCTATAATAATAATATCTGGTTTGAATTGTAAATCAGAACATTTTTTAATGTGATTCTCAATTGTCTGAGGTGTAGTTTTACCCATTGGAAATTCTTTGATAATTAATTTGCCTCCTAATTTAGATACCACATCATCAATTACTTGTCTGTTTTTAGAGAGATTTTGAAAATCTATTCCTGTGAATAAAGCATCATATCTTTTTGCTGTATAGTCAGCAGATAATTCTAATGTGTAATGAGCAACATTCAAACCTCTTTTTACAGCTTCTGCTCCTAAATTAACTAGCATCCAACTCTTACCTCCACCTGGATTACCAAAGATGATTCCAAGATCACCTCCACCAAGACCACCCATTAATAATTCATTCACATGATCCCATGGAGTTGCTACAGCACCTCTTTCCTCTTCTCTATATCTAGATTCTACATCTTTGTCATATTCATGACCTAGATTTTTATCTTGACCGGCTTTTAAAGCTTGATCTACTAAAACTCTAATATCCTCATATTGACCTTTGCCAAGTAGATCTACTGAAGTTAACAATGCCTTTTTTAGTTGTTGATTTCTACAAAAATTACTAAACTCCTGTTCTACATAATTTTGATCTTCATTTGAAGCTTTGTATGCCTCTTTAATTTGATCTACTACACTCACTTTTAATACTTCATTGTCAATCTTCTTTACTTCAATTTGAAGATAATCAAGACTTGGTGTTGTATGGAATTTATAATAAAACTTTAAGATTTGTGAAACAATCCACTGTGACGACGGATTATCAAACATCTCAGGATATATTACATCATTAATAGTTTGTAAAAACTCTTTGTGCTTAAGTAAACTACTCAAAACCTTAATTTGAAATCCTGCACCGTAAGCAGTTAGTGTGTTTAGTACCTTTTGTTCATCTTGCATAACTTATTTTCTTTTTTTATTTATAAAACTTTAATTGATTGAAATTGTTAAATAACCAGGCTTGAGGATTGTTTATACTATTACCTAAATTATCTTCTGCATACAATTTAAGAAATTCCTGCGAATTCATATCTTTATTTGCTTCAAGTAGGATAGAATTTATTTCTTCAAGTGATTCTTCTGGGATATTTGGTGATTCTAGATTCATCAATTGTTTATTTATTCCTAATTGATGTTTATAGTTGATAATACTTTCATAGTGTTTTCCTTTTTGGTCTTTACATTTTTCTAGTACATCTTCTAATTCTACTTTATTTTTTGTAGATAGCTCAGGGAATAATTTTATAAGTGTTTTTAATCCAAGTCCTTTTACTCCAGGAACATTATCTCCAGAATCTCCAAGTAGTATTTTTTGAGTTAAAAAGTTTTGAGCAGTAATTCCATATTCTTCAAGTACTAATTTTTCAGTATAAAACTTCTTTTTAGTTGGTGAAAATACTGTAACTCTATCTGATACCAATTGTAAATAGTCTCTATCAGACGAAACTATAAAAACTTCTTTTTCTAATTTACCTGCAATATATCCAATAACATCATCTGCTTCAATCTTATCAATTGAAATTAAATCAACTGGTAAACATTTAAGATATTCAATAAGTCGCAATAATTGATTTGTTATTGATTCTGATTCGTCTTCTTTTGAATCAAACATATCCCAATTTGTTACTCTATTACCGCCTCTATTAGCTTTATATTCTGGATATAGATACCTTTTATTAGTTGATCCACCATGTCCATCAAATACTAGAATCACTCTGGTAGGTTTAACAAGACTTATTGCATAAGATAGAGATCTTAAAAATCCAGTCAACCCACCAATGTGATTTCCAGATTGATTCACATGTCTGATAACTGTAAATGATCTAAGAAATGAGTTTAAAGAGTCTATTATAAGCACTCTGCTATTTAGAGATAGATCTAACTTCTCATCTTTGAGAGAGTTAAATAGTTCTTTGTATTGTTTATTCATTAGTTTTATTCTTCGTTATCAAAAATATCAGCTTTAGATGATGAATCTTCAGCCTCTTCTACTACTTCAAATGGACCAGATCCCAATACTTGGCTCCATTCATCTGCGTGTGCAGCTTTATATTTGTCTAATTCTTTCTTATCATCAAATATAAATCCATGAACTGTCATAATAACTTTTGTTACAGCAGTAACTCCAGTTACGTGATTTTTATCGCAACTAATCTTTGTTCTTTTTGCAAACTCAACTTCTTTACCACCTTTAGTTGCTTTAATCTTATTAGTTCCTGCAGAAACAATATTACCAAAAGTAATTACAAGAGATGCATCAAAATACATTGTATTTCCACCTTTATTACATAGTTTAGGTTGGCTCATAATAGTCTCAGGTTTTGCAACCCACACCTTATTAATAGCAACCATAGTATTTGTATAAGGTTGGCTTTCTTTTCTGGATAAGATTATTCTTTGATTAATAAAATTTCCAAATTGTTGACTCATTGCTCCTGCATTCCATTCATTATTGTTCTTATTTGATTCTATAGAAAGTCTGCATGGAATAGATCCCACCGAATCCCAGAAGAAACATAAATCATATGGCAAGTTACCTCTTTTTTGCTCGTCTAAAATATCAGCAATAAATGCACTCACATCTTCAATACAATTTAATTTCTCACGATCAACAAAGATAAAAAATCCATTGTAATCAGAAACCACACCGTCTTCATCTGCTACTTCATTAAATTGAAGTCCCATTTGTCTAGCATGATCCCAAGACCATTTCATTTCAGAAATAATAAATACAGGTAAGATACCCATTTTTTGTGCTGATACAGCAGCCTCTAATAAAGCTGTGGTTTTACCAGTATCAGAATGTCCTCTTAATAGAGTGATATGACCAGTAGGAATACCAGGAATTTGTAAAGCATCTTGAAATGCTTTTGATAATGGAATCCATGTTTGATCTTTGAATTTTACAGAAGTAGAACTTAGATTCTTAGACTTTTTAAAATTGTCTAAGTTGAAACTACCCTTATTTTTTATAGCGTCTGACACGCTTGCGTTAAGCGATTTTGCTTTTGCCATATTGTAACTTGTTTTAAAAAATCCCCCTCTCGATTAGGAGAGGGAGACGAGTTTTTAGAAATCAGAGAATAAATCATCGATTTTAGAATCGATATTTGACTTCTGAGTGTTGAGAGAGTACTTTGCCTCTGGTTTTTCCCATGGCAAATCTGATGGTCCGTCATTTTTTACTTCTACTGAATCAGCATGTTCTTTAATTTCCTCTTCTGGGTTTAGATGAGCAAATAAAGCAGACTTCATCTCTTCGTAAGTAAATCTTTTGAACAATGTTGTTGGGTCAGGTTGTGTTTCTAACCATAACTTAACTTTATCAGCATCTTCTGATAGAGGAGTTATTTTTGTTCTTACACGAACTGTAGATGTGTTAAACATTAAACCAGTTGTTTCTTTTCCAGAGGTTTCAACAGTGATGTCTCTACCTTGGATTGGATCAGTGTAATCTCCAACATCTTCATCTTCAACCAAAGAAAGTAAGTCCATGTAGACTTGCTTACCAAATTCCCAAAGACGAACACCTTTGTCTTCCTCCCCTCTTACGATGACAGGTACAAATACTCTCAACTTTGGTTCTAGTTTTTTAGCAAGACTCCAATCCTCTTTTTCTTTGCTTTTTCTAAGGCCTTGTGCAAATTCAACAATAGGATCTTTTTCTCCAAAACTAATGGGTGATACCATCATTTTGTTTCCGATTCCATAGTGAATAAAAATTTCTCTAAACGGATTCTGTCTAGTATAGGCAGAAGGCACAATTCGAATAGAGTGTTTTCCTACAGTTGGTTTCCAGATAGTGAGGCTAAAGTCCTTCTTTTGCCCACCACGCGGATTCTGTAACGCGGATAGTCGCGATTTGAGTGCTGTTAAATCCATAACTTAATTGTTTTTTTTAAAAATAATAAAATATAACCAAATAAAAAAATTAATCTATACAGTGATAATTTTGTGAATTAATGTGTTTAGTTTTCTGAGATTTGTTCCTTGGGTTAATAACACACTATTTTGATAGTCTCTCCAAGGTATTGGGAAAGTTGAATCAAGAACTCCCTCATTCATCGATTTAATCAAGATGTTTAAGGCATTAATTGTATAAAGAGTATTAGTCTCTTTTTTTCTATGAAGTAGAATTGTATTTTCCAGAATACGAACGGATTTACCCTCTTCTGGTTCTATATTATAAGTGCATATATATTCTTCTGATTCTGGTGAAGCTAACACAAAGATCTTACGATAAAGAATCTTGTACTCTTTATTTATTTCATGCAAACATATATCCAAATCTTCTTTGGCGCAAAATGTAGCAAATAATTTATTACTCATGAAATCCGATGTTAGATCTATTAATTGTTCTTCCATAACCTGTTATTTGTTTATAAATATCTTCTTTTTATTAGAAAGCATATGTTTTACCATATTTGTGTTTTACAATCATATTACCTTCTTGTAATATATTTTTAATGTTTGTTAATGTGTCTTTTCCATCTTCAATTGAAAAATCAAAAAGAAAAGAATCGTATGTTATTAATATTAATTCTGTTGATTTGTCTTTTAAATAGTCTACTAAAGAGTTAATCTTTGTGATATTCTCTTTAGTTTCCATATTTTGTACTATGTAATTAAACAACCTTAATTTATTCATATTATCAGACTTCTTTATAAGTCTCCCCGTTGGTAATAGAGTACCACCAAATGTATTATATTTTTTCCATTCTTTATCAATATAACTATCAAGTGAGGCAAAAAAGTCAATATTTTTATATTTTTCTTCAACTCCACCATATAATTGGCGAAAAGTAATCTCTTTTGACTTTTTATACTCTTCCTCAGAAAGCTCATCTTTTTCAAAGTATAATTTTCCAAGTGTCAAGTGCATAGATTCATCAGAACACTCAAAATTTATTAATTTTGCGATTAATCTTAAATGATATGCATCAAAGTCAAATTCGACTAAAAGATCATTTTTTGGTAAAAAACACTCTCTAAATTCTTTGTCTTTTGGTATAGCTAAGAAATTGATGCCATTAAACGCATTTGTGGGCCTTCCTGTGGTATTATATAGATTATATGTCCCATATATAAGATCGCCGCTTATTGAGTACTCAGGCGCGTTAGGTTGATATTTTTGAAAGAATAGACTCTTATCTATTTTTATTCCTTTTTCTTCAACACATTTATAAGCACTAATAAGATCATCTTCTTTTTCAGTCTCAGTTTCTAATTCTAAAAGATTTTTTACTTTGAAAAAAAGACACTCACATTTCTCGTAGTGTTTGCTGATAGGGATAAACTTATTAATTGATTTATCAACTCCATGTTTTATATAATAATCTCTGTGTAAAGTGGTATCGCAATCAAACTCATCAAATTTACCAGCTTGATTAATGTTAATAAATTGAACATCAATACAATTTTTTATATCTAGAAAATATGAATGATATTTTTTATCTAATAGGTAAACTTTCTGGTGGGAATTTATAAAGTCTTGAATTTTGCTTAGATCTAAGTTAAATCCTTCACAATGATCTACTACAAAGATATATCCCTTACTAAAGTTATTATAATATATTAAAGAGGTTGTTGATAGTTTTGGATGGAACTTATCGTTCCCAGATATTACCTGAATAAAACAGGATTGTTCTGGCTGCAGTTGAGCCAATTGATTAACATCTTCTATTACAAAATACATAACCTTTTAATTTAAACACAAAATAATCAATATAAATGAGATATAAAAAAATATCTATTCAGTGGGTTTAGCAAATTTAGCATAATCTCCTGCAATAAAATCTTTTATTCCAATAAAAGTCTTATTTGCTTGTTCTACCAATCTCTCATTTGTATCTATAATTCCAGCTCTTATATCATACTGGGAAATTCTTTTTTGGTGTAGAGGTCCTGTTATTTTCCAAAATAACTCTTGAGTTTGCCAAAATGATATATCATAATTAACAGTGCCATTTTTAATACCAGCATATTCTTCAGGAGATATTTCAATCACATAACCAGGTATATTTATCTTTTTTGTAAAGTATCTAACAATATTACCTTTTGCATAATCAGAATCTATAGGAAATGGAAAGTATGATACTGGCATATCCCTCATCTCTGTAGTTTTCGAATTTACTACTTTTATATTTGATTTTTTAGCTATTTGGTTTTTTAAAGATTGTGGTAAAGGTAAGGTATTTATATAGTTTGAATTATTATATATTGGTATAGGAGTTAATAATTCATTTTTTCCTATAATTGGATTAGCTCCTGTAAATGCTTTACCATCAAATGTCATATAATATTTACCTTTATATGGTTTTCCATTTAAACTATATTCAGTTCCATCTGTATTTTTATTTGGCTTTATTTTTGATTGTGGATAATATCTTAATGCCATATATTATATTTTTTTATGTGCTAAATATAGTGTCTCCTATTACAAATCCCCCTCTATTTTTTAATTCTTGTATATAACCAGGATTAGTTCCTGGACCATAAGCTTTTAGATCATTTGAGGTAAAATTAACAATATTTTTTGGAACAGTACTTAATATATTAGTTGCTGCTCCATATATAGATTGGGCATCATTAGATCCTGGTCCGTCAATAAAATTCTTACTGGGTTTATGTCCATCAGCTGCAGTACCTGTTACAGATTGAAATTGATTTTTCTCTCTTAAAACTTCTGATACTGTTTTTGATTTATTTCTTGCTCTATTTAATAATGTAGCCATTACATAAGCCCTCTCTTTTTGATTATTGCTTGCCTCAGCATAAGTTCCTGCTACTAATTCTGTAAATTCTGTATCACTAATTGATCTACCTAAATATGCTTCTACAGCAGTTTTTGCTTCTGTATTATTTGCAGTAAAGTTTGTATTTGATCCATTATTAGTACTAGAATCTTGTGGATTTATTACTATAAAACTACCACTTGATAATTGTTGTATATTATAAGAAGACTCACCTGGTATAAACTGATCTTCATCTTTTAAATACATCATATTTGCTTTAACTTCAGTAGTCCACGTATTTGTTTGTATTGTATTAGATAGTCCTGTAATAACAAATCCTATTCTACCTTTACTTGATCCATCTTCAAAACTTTTATAATATGTTCTAGGTATTAAATCACTTGGTAATGTAAATGCATGCCCAATTGCAAATCCTGAGATTCCGTCTGTGGAAAAATTAACAGAAAGAGGTATCATTGCTGAGGCTTTTGTGCCTTCATTTTCACCTTTTCTGCTATTCATCCTATCTATATAGTAATTAGTCGCTTGAGATATGTTTTCTACATTAGGAGCAGTTGTTTGTAAATTATTTTGAACAAAAGTATTAAACATATTTGCAGCTGCAATATCTGAATCAGATCTTTCAACTTTTCCTTTTGTAGTATCTTTTGAACCACTTGCAGAACTAGCTCCTATTGATAGCATTTGTATTTTAAATCTATCTATATAGTTTTTATTATAATGTCCAAAAGGAGTTGCATCTGTAGAATTATTAGATTTTATATCTGAATTTGCAGATATTGCTAACATATTACCTAATTTACTGCTAACCTCAGTTCTTATATCTAAAGATTTTGCAATAGAGTATTTTCCAAATAAAGGAATATCTGATGTGGTTGCTTTATGAGCTCTAACCTCTCCTGCTGCCATAGGAGTTATCTGATCATCAACTATATACAAACAATTAGAATAATCATTATACCCTAATCTAAATAAGTTAATATTACCTGTAAATTTATTTAAATCTGTAATTAGTTGCTGTAAAAAATCATTTAGCTTTACAGTATGATTCTCATCATTAGTTGTAAAATTTTTACATAGAGATAATATATAATCTATATTAACTAATATATTCATTATTTTTCCTCTGTATGCATCACCATTTTTAGGATCAATTCCTTTAAACTCAGGTAATTGTCCAGATAAAAAGTCTTGCGTTTGCGGAGTAAATAATGGTGTCCCATCAGCGCTACCACTTGCTGGTGCTATTTTATTTCCAACTATTACTTTTGGATCAAATAAAGTAGCATATTCTGAATCTGTCCCTCTAAATTGAATTAGAAATTTAAATACATCAGTTGACATGTGTAAAGGGTCAGATAAACAGAAGTTAGTTTCTGGATTAAAATCTATATAAATTATTGGCACTTGTTGATTCTTATCAACACTTAAACCTTCTTTTGAATCATACATGATACACATATGATTTAAGATCATTAACAAAAAACCTAAATTTATATAGACTGGGTGATTTATATCTACATCTTTTACTATGGATTGATTGACTGTGTATGGTACTACATATGCTTTTAATAATTCTTTAAATTCTACTTGTGGAATTTCTAGTCCATTATTAGGCCCACTAGGTTTTGCCATTAAGTTGCTATTAAATCCATAGCTAGCATAAACATTACATATTTCTTTATTTGTTTTTAACTTAGTTTCATCTATATTACTAAGATCGGCCTTTTTTTTATCTGAATCTTTGTCTATAAGATCACCTATTATATCAGAAAAAATACCATTTTGAAATAATTGTTTTGTAAAATTAATTTCATCTGCTAATTTAACTACTATTACACTATCTAAATTTTCAGCTAATCCAGTTTTATTTATAGAGTGTAATTGGATAGTTCTTAAAAAGAATTCTAGGCCTGAATTATATTTAACGGCTTCTTCTGCTTGTATTGCAGATAAATCTAATGGCGGAGGTGGAGGATCTGGTGGAGTCTGTCCTGCACTTGCTGCTGCCGCCTCATCTTGTAATTTTTTCTGATATTGCTTATAATCTGAAAATGGTAAATCTGTTATTGGTATTACTTTACTAATATAGCTAGAGTCATATAACTCTATCATAAAATCAATAGGTTCAGCAACAGCTTCTCTTTTTGTACTAGTAGATGTTATTCCCGCTGTATTTGTTATACTTTTTTTATCTTCACTAAGTACAATTCCATTATTAATAGTTCCTTTTAAATAAAAAATACTGCAATTTCCTTGATTAGATTTTGCATAAGCACTTGAAATATCTTCTAATGTACCATTTCCTTTTCTTGCTTTTAACATATTAGTTTTACTAGTATCAATAACAAATCCAATTTTTGCTCCACTAAAATCGTATTGTGAATCTGGGGCCATTGGATCTAAAAATGAATCTATAAAATGTTTTAACATTACGATCCCTTCTTCATCTTTATAATCAGACTTTATATCTAAATTATTTTTATATCTTAAATATATAACAAATTCTCTTTTTACTCCAGCAACTGGTTCATCATAATATGGAGCAACCCAATCATAACCTTTACGTTTAAATCCTGAATTAATTGCAAATGTTTTATTTAAATATACTGGGGAATATACAGTCTCATATTGGGACATTTGTACATAATCTGATCTTGATTTATCTGTATATTTTGTGAAATATTTTAAACTTTTTGCAAATAAATTTCTATCTAGAGTCATTGTTTGGACAGTACCTACCAGCGAACTATCCCAGTCTCCAGGATATATATTAACTCCACCAAATCTTGTCATCCAAGCCACATCTGTTCCTTTGCCTGGATCTTTACCAATAATTATACCATCAGTTTTACCTTGTATATTTTTATGTAAAATTTCAGGAACTTTTGCGCCTTCTATTTCAATAGTATTTTTAAATACTTTATTTTGAATTAAGAAATCTACTAATGTTTGTCCTGGATATGTAGTTGGCTGGTTTGGGTTATTTTGCTGGTTTTCTTTGTCTTTTTTTAATTTCTCTTCTCTTGCTTTTTGTCTTATTAATTCCTCAGCTGTTTTTACTAATTGTTCTATTTCTGATTTTAAAAGAGGTGGTAGCGTTTGAGATTGATTTATTTTAATAGACTCAGCTAATGATCCTAAACTAATTAATTTAATACTACAATCATACCCACCTTCTTGATTAAATGAAAAATTAAAAGTAGTACACATTCCAAGCATAGCATCATAATTACCTTGACTATCTGCTATTTTCTTTGAAATCTTTCTTAGTAAAGCTTCTTTATTATCAATTTTAAATGGATCTATTTGATCAAGATCTAAAGTAACTAATCTTTCAGAATTATTTTTATCATAATCTATTTTATAATAAACTGATTGTCCCCATTCTAAAAACATTGTATAACCCATTTTAAAATATAAAGCATCAATTACATCTAATTGCTCTTTATCCCATACTTTAAAATTAATTGTTGCAGATCTTATAGACCCTAATTTACCTAATGTTTCTATTTTAACATCAGTAATACCAGGCATTGGTCTATATCCTCTATTTTGAATTTCAACATTTCCAAGAGGTGAGTATGCAGAATTATTAGATCCTATTCCAGATCTTAATTTATACTCATGTTTTTGGTTACTTTCATCATAATACGACGTTCCAGCAAATAGTACGAATTTTTTTGCTAATGAATCAGGATCTTTTAAATCTAATGTTGGAAAATAAGTTTGAAAATACTTTAATTCATCTGAATCATTAATTTTAATAGACGATACTAATCTTACCCAACAAGATTTATTTGTTAGATATATTATATTTTCATTATCTCTTTGATCTAGTGAATTTTTTTTAGATCTAAGATCTATTTGATCCCTAAGTTCAACTGGTAATGCAACTCCTAATACATTAGAAATCTTATTACTCATCATTTCATCTGGCATAACTATCTAACTCTATTTATTGATTGATAATTGTTAATTACACTTTGAATATTTGCTGGTATTCTTAATTGCATTCCTATAGGCGGAACTAAAGAATCCCCAGGTAAATTATTAGCCGATGATATTATCCAGTATAAATTACTATCTTGATAAAAATCATATGCTAATAAATCTAATCTATCCCCTAATACTGTTATTACATAATGATCATCAGCAGTTACTGGGATATCGGGATATATATTATTTACGTAATAAACACTCCCTGTTTGATTAGATTTTTGTTTTTGTATATTTTGGTATCTATAAAACATTGTTAGCTATTATTTTTGATCCTTTTTTTCCTCCTATAGATCTTGAAGGAAGTTCTGATAATATTGGCTTAAATGTAACTGCAACCTCTAAAATATGTGGTACTTGTTTTCCTTCTGTTATTTCCCAAGGAGAAGTTTGATCTATTGTTACATTTACACTATCTAAAATACCAGGCACTCTATATAAATAATCACCTATTGTTAATTTAACTATAGGAGCTCTCATAAAAGAAGTACTCATTGCATAATCAGGATATACTTGAGAGATTAACCAGTTCAGTTTATCATAAGTTGGATATAACTCATTTTCAGATCCTATAGCAATTTTGAAACTAAACGATATAGATCTATCAAATCCTTGATATGTATAAAAGTTTTCACCTCTACCCATATATTTAAAACCATTCCATTGAGCAGTATTAGAATCTGTTATAGATGATAAATAAGCTCTAAAAAATAAAAAATTTGTATCTTCAACTATAGGACCTTTTTTATCTTCTCCAGCTGATCTATCATTACTTATGCACTCAAAAATAAATTTAATTATATCATCAGTTCCTTCATCAGTAGGTAAATCATATGCAAGACTTGATGTTACAGTATTTGTTATTACCCCTAAACTATTCATTTTATCTACTCTACGATCAAAGAATCTAAAATCTATTTTTTCTGAGTCTATTAAATCCCAATTACTTCCAGGAAGTTTTCTATTTTTAGGAAAGTTATCTATGCCTAATCTAAAATCTCCATAATTAGTAATAAGTCCGTCTGAATCAATTCTACTTCTTTGTTGTTCCATTAATTTAGTATATGTCATAGCTAAATTACTCATAGGAACTCCTGTTCCTACTTCACTTGGAAGAGTATCTCTATCTATAGCCTGGCTAGTATCAGAATCTACTGCTCTTTTTATAGTGGTTGTTCCTAATCCATATACTGATCCTGGTCCTGTTAAATATTGAAATAAAATATCCCTATTTAAAGAGATTCCTAATTTATTAACATTTACTATATTACTAACATCTCCTATTTTTGTATATTGGTTTGAAGAAGATTTTTGTCTTAATTTTAGACTAGCTAAAACTAATAATCTATTAGATTCTTGAACTTCTTTTGGAAGCATATCTTTTTCTGCGCCAACTACATCTTTATAATATTTGTCTAAAGGATTATATGGAAGTATCCCGTTTCTTTGAAAATGTATACCAGTGCCTTCTAAACCCACTTGAGCTAATGTATTTTTACCTCCATTATAAACTTTAGTATTTTGAATTAGTCCAGGTATTTTCTGAGATCTTAATGAGAATATAGTATCTCCTGTTTGTATTTTTGGATTAGATAATTGAAGTCCTTCTTGTTTTAATAAAAACATTTGGCCTCTAACATCAGTTGTTAAGAATTTTTTTATTCTTTCTTTATCAAGATCTCCAGATGGTGTAACTGTTCCAGTTTGCATATCAAATGATGATGCGCCACCGCGTATAGGAAAATCTAAACTAGTTCTATTTGTTGAATAGTAGTTTCTAAACTTAGGATCTATTCCAGATTGATCAATTGGAAATTGAATATATGGAAGGCCAGAATCACCACCACCTGGTCTATCACTTCCAAATTGTTTAGTTTTAGACTCAAATTTAAATTGTGAGGGATCTGCTAATAAATCTATTAAAGGCATTTAATTTTATTTAAGTCAATTTTGAATTATCTATACTCATTCCAGAATCAGATTTTATAGTGGTTTCTATTTCTGTACCTTTTATTCCATTATTAATTACTTGATTATGAACAGAAATCTTACCTCTATCTACAGATTTTCCTGTATTTGCCATCATGTTTGAAGGTTGCATTGTAGCAGCTACAGTCGATTTTGCTGAAGCTTCTCCAACACCTGAACCTCCACCTATTGAAAGACCTCCAAGATTTGCTGATCTTATCCTGTCTCCTGCTCCTTCTACCATCTCAATCATCCCTTCTGGAATATCAACTCCTGGTATATAATCTAAGAAATTCATTAATCCTCCTATTACAGTTCCCATAACAGAAACAATATCAGCAAAAACATCTTTCACCTTATTAACTATAGCCATAATATTTTCAGGTTTAGATAAAAAAGTTATTGCTCTATCAATAAATTTTGATATTCCAGTATTTGCAACTAAATCGGCAAATGATTGTTTAATTTTATCTATAAAACCTGATAGTTTTTCTGATGCTGTTGATGTTACATATTTTTGATAGGCTTCTTCACTTCCTAATTTATTAATGGCTTCTTGCTCTCTGCCTTGCTGTCTTAATAAATCAACTTTTTCTTGTAAATCTTTTGTATCTTTTGCACCAAATTTAGAAAGCATTTCTTGATTTTTTAACATATCAGCCATCTGATCTCTACTCATGCCCATACTACCAGCAAAGGCTTCAGCGGCAATCCTATTCATTTTTAGAAAATCTGCTGATGTACCTACTTGTTTTGTTATTTCAGACGCTGCACCAGCTATATCATTATTTAAAAATAATTCTCTAGCTTTAGATAAATTTATCTCTTTACCAGTAAGTAGTTGTGCTTCAAATTCTTTTGATATACTTCCTTCAAAATCTAAGAAAGAATCAGCCATAGAATCAACCTGTTTCAGATCTAAACCTAACGCTTTTGTAGCTAGTGCGGCATTAGTTATTTTTTGAGGATATTTTGCAAATTCTAATCCTAAAACACCACCCAAACTAGTTAATTCTTTTAATGTTTTCTGGAATGGGAAAGCTATTCCTGTGACTTTTTGAAAACCAGCAATTTGTTTAGCGACTCCTCCTGCAATATTTTTTACATTTGCTCCAGTAATTGTACTTGCTGTTGCTAATCCACCCAATACATCATCTTCAAGACCAGCAAACTCTTTTAATTGATGTAAAGTCTCTAAATTATCATTACTCAACTTGTTATTTATTCCAAGTTGTTTAGTCATTAAAAGATGAGTTTCAAAAAGTTTTTGTGAATTAAGACCAGCCTCTCCAGATTTTGTAGCAAAGTTACTAAATTCATTATTTAATCTTAATGACTCATCAGCACTAAGACCAAGTTCCCTACCCATTTTTTGGATATGGGATTGAGCACCAACTGCAAAATCAACTAAGCCAGCAAATCCATCCATTATACCGGCTATAAGGCCACCAACCATTGGGATTTGGCTAACTAGTCCTGATACATGTGATGTTAAATCGCTAATTGCTGAGGTAGAATGCTCACTCATGCCTTTTACAGCACTTCCTGTTTTAGCAAAAGCACCTCCTATTTTATCAAATGCGGCTGATGTGGCTTTCCAAGCAGCAGCAAATACTAATGGATCTTTAAGTATTTCTCCTAAAGCTCCCATACTAGCTCTACCTAAAGCTTTTAATTTATCTCCAAATGTAAATTTCTTACCCTCCTCATTTAATTTTCTAGCACTCTCAACCATATCCTCTTGGAAACTCTCTCCTACTCCAATTTTATCTGCTAAAAATTTAAAAGCTGCTCCTGTAAAACCTACTTCTTTTCTGAGTTTCTTTTCAAAATCTAATTGCCCTTCCTGTTTACTGATGATTTCATTATTTAGTTCGTCAGTCTTTAGTGCCTGTGCGTATGCTAATTGATCAATATTTAATAAAGATTCTTCTTGCTGCAATCTTTTTTCTGCAGCAGCAATCATATTCTCAAAATGTTTTATTTGGCCAACTGCACCGGTTTTTTGAGCTCTTAATAAATCTTTTTCTGTTTGATCTCTTTTTTGTAACGCATCTAAATAGCTTTTTGTAGATTGTTTTTGGCTATCTGAGAGATTTTTTTCAAGATCAGCTATCTTTTTAGAATTTAGATATTGATCTTCTTTAGTAGTTTTAATTTGTTTTTCAATCTCTTTTATATTAATACTAGATCTAGTTATAGAAGCTAATTTAGCTTCCATTTTATCATAAGTTTTTAGTGTCTTATCTAGATCTCTTACGGAGTCTTTTAATATATCTCTATAATCACCCTGAAGTTTTAATACGGCTTTTAACGCCTCTAATTGATCTTTAGCCTGTTTTTGGCTTTGGCTAGATCCTTGATTACCTCCTGGTGGTGTAGGTGTTGCTGCCATGTATACTATTTATACAAATAAATATGCTTAATTACTATTTCTTTGATTTTACTTGAGAAACAAATGGTTTGTCCTGACTTAATTTATTTACATGGTCTGGTATATTGAATTTCTTAGGATCTGAGTTCTCTGTTATCTTCTTATTTTGCTCATTTCTTAATTCATCTACCTTTTCAAGATATTCTTTAATTTTCTTTAAATTAAATTTTCTTTTAGGTATATCCATATTCCAAACCTCAGAATAAGTGAACCCACCACCACCATGGTAAGTGAGTTCAAAAACTTCTGTCATAAATGCGGCTCTATACTCCGCTCCCGGGAAAGAAAAAGTCCACGGTCATTGGTAGATCCATTTCCACTTCTTGACCATCTTTAGTTGTGAAGTTGATTGTCATATCCACATCTGGATTGACTGTTGCTATAAATTTTCTTAATTCAATTGCATCTCTAGAAAGTAAATATCCTTGATCAATAAAATCTCTTACAGTTTTTACAGAATATTCACCATTAATAGAAATGATTTGGTGTTTTAATCTTGTGGTTACTAAACCAGCGTCTTGACCAACCATCTTCTTCATACCTTTAATCTCTTCATCAATCTTTTTATCATCTCCTACTGTTAGTAATTTAAATGTAACCACATTTTTTGAATAAGGTAGAGTAAACTCAAATTCATTTTTTCCAGTGAATTTAGAAAAATCTACTGTTTTATACTTTAAATCTTGAAGATCTATTGTAATAGTCTCTTCCTCATCATTATTACTTGGATTTTTATACTTAAATGTATAATCTTTTCCATACGCTAATATTCTAGCGGCAATTAAAAGACCATTTCTATCTCCAATTATTAGATCTTCATAAGGAACATCTGATTTGATTAGAGATTTTAACATTCTTTCTATTGCAACACCTTGACGAAGTAAATTAACATTTGTAAGGATGTCTTCCTCTTTTGCTGTCATATACTTCATTTCAATTTTACCACTTGATAGTGGACTTGCTTTATCATAAATCTTACCTTGAGAAGGTAGATCTATTTGTTCTGTTGGAACCGTAAACTTTTGTTCTGCCATAAATTATTTCTTTTATATATAAATATACAACATTAAAGTTTCTAAAATAAAAAAACCTTCCAAGTGGAAGGCTTTATTTTTAATTTTTTTATATTTCTACTAGTAGTTCAAAATACAGTAATCCATTCCGATTGACATTGTCAATTCTGTAGGATCTGCACTTGACCAATCGTAAGATCCGAAAGCGGCTTCTTTAATGAATGCTCCTTTGATAATCCACTCTGATACAACGTCACCTACTGGACCAATGATTGATAGATTCAAATCTTTCTTATAGAAATCAGAGTATCCATCTCTACCTGTTACAGATTCGTGGTGTAAACGTACCCACTCCATTACTGCTTGTTGACCTGAGGGAGATATTGGATTATAAAGAGAAAGGCTCATGTCTTTCCATTCTGCCTTGCCTTTTAGCTTACGATACACATTCATGTGTTCAATCTTGATCTCATTCAAAGTGATACCTGGGGCATCAGCTTTTTTAATCAAGTAAGATGGTATACCGTCTATATACATAATGAACCTGTTATTAGTTGTGGGTTCAAATGCTGTAAACATTATTTCATTAGGGTCCAATACTGGCATGTTATATTAATTTAATTCTTTTATAAATATTGTGTTTTATTATTCTTCATCATCTTCTTCCTCTTCCTCATCATCCTCTTCATCATCTTCTTCTTTACTTTCATCTTTCATAGACTTTTTAGCTTCGTCCTTCATTGGTTTTTTAGCCTCATCTTTTACAGGTTTCTTAGCCTCATCTTCCTCTTCTTTTTTACCTTCATCTTCTTCGCCTTCCTCTTCTTCTTTTTTACCAGTTAAAAGCTTCATTGCCTCTTCTAATGCAGCTAATCTTTCTTCTACTGTTTTTTCTTCTTTTTCTTCAGTGGATTTAGCTTTTGGAGCGCTAGAAGTTTTAGGCGCAGATGAAGTAGAATAGCTTTTCTCTTTTACTGTGGTTGCACCAGGCATTCCAAAGTTTGCTGCTTCTTTAATCATTAACTGCTTTTTTACACTCTCGTATAAGTGAGCAGGTACTTTAATTCTTATTCTTGTATTATCATTCATAGTTTTTGTTTTCTATCGTTTAGTTATTATGCTCCAAATGATGCTCCAGTTGGCAAGATGTTGAAATCTAATTGAATAAATTCAGCAGTTCTTGTTGGTTGTAAGTAGATAGATCCAACTAATTGGTTTCTATCAATTACATCAGGAGTATTATTTGTTTCGTCCATTACCACTTGGAAAGCGTATAGACCTTGCTTTTGTTGTACAAATTCCAAATAAGGATTAACTTGATTTAAGAACTTATTACGAGTGATTGTTGTATTAGGTTCAAATACTAATGTCTCAGAAATTTGTTTAATATATCTCTTAAGAGAAATTAATAATCTTCTAACATTTACTCTATCCAAAGCAGATGCTTTAGCTTGCAATGTTTTTTGACCATAGATCACTGTACCAACTCCTGGGAATGTTGCAATAGGATTTACTTTTCCTGTATACAAGAAGTTTCTATCTGTTACGCTTAATCTTCTTTCTGGTTGTAATACTGTTGACATACCACCTCTATTAAGACCTGCAGGCGCAAACCATTCAGCAGAGATTTTATCATTATATTCATAGATAGCAGGAACTAAAGTTGAAGGTGGAACAAAGTTTAATTTTCCAGTTTCACGACTTCTAACCTGTACCCATGGCCAGTATGTTGCAGCATATGAATTATCATATGATGTTGCTTGTGTTGTTGTTTCAGTCATAGATGCGCCATATCCAACCATATCTACTACTGAGATATTATCTCCTCTTGTTTGTGATAATAATATCAAAGAGTTGATTGTTGCGGGAGCATTTTGATTTGTAAGACCAGGAGCAAATATTACATTAAAATCATAAGCATCTTGGTTGCCCAATAAACTGATTGCTTGTGAATAATCTGCGCCATAAACACCTTGAATATTTGTTATAGGTAAGCTATAATCAGCAGTTATTGAAGGAATATCAGTAAACATATTTAATGGAGCTTGTCCATAAGTTCCCCAAATATCTCCTAATGCGCCATTGAATGCACCATCAAATGGTCCAGTACCAACTTGTGGAATTGATGCAGTATATTGAGATTGTACTTGTCCTGCTGGATTAAAGTAATTTGGAGTCGGTTTATATACTTCACTAACTCTTACATATCTTGACTTATTAGCATAAGATCCAGAATATTGTAAGTATGTATTTCCAAACTCATCAACTGAAACAGTTTTTGTTTGATCTCCAATTATATATCCAATATAATTATTTTGATTTGGATCTAAAGACATATTATTCCATGTCTCAAGAACAGTTTTACTGTTATTATAGTCATCACCTCTTCTGATAACTAAACTGAATGTACCAGTTGCAGTATCAGCCGCTGTAATTTCCCAACGAATATTAGAAGATGAACCAGAAGCTAATAATCCAGTTACTGATCCTTGGTAATAATTATTCATTACATTACCAACGCTAAGTGTTTCTAATTCAAATGCATAATCAGGATCTACTCCACCTGAGAAGTTTACAGCTCCATCATAGTCATATGTCCAAGTATCACCAATTACTCCCATTTGAGTGGCAGTAAATGTTATACTATTAGTTCCTGAGATTGCTGCTGTTAATCCAACAATACTTGAAACACTATTAACTTTATTGATAATATTATATATTGTAGCTAAATCACTGGTTCCTACTTGTACATAGTAATCAGGATCTACATCAGGTTGCAATGTAGTAACTGTATTAAATGAATATATTGTTCCTGCTCCTAATTGTACATCAAAATAATCACCATCAGTCAAAGGTAATTCAGAAAGCTCTGCAGTATAAGTAGATCTAGCTCCTACATTTGATATTCCTGAGGTTGCATGGGTATAAGAACCAGAAGCAACTCTAGTTACTAAAAGAGAATTTCCACCTTGTTCAAAATAATTTAAAGCGGCCATACTAGTTAAATACTCATAAGTAGTGCCACCTGAAATAAATGAAGCTCCAAATACAGCTTTGTATTCAGAATATGATGTGATATAGGTTGGAATGTTTACTGGTCCAGTTACTGTTGGTCCGATAAGGGCAGCTCCTGCTGCGAGTGGTCCTTGGGTTATTTGACTCAGGTCATTTTCATTCAAAAATACACCGGGTGATATTAATGTTTCAGCCATGTTTTTTATATTAATTTATTGTTTTGGATCTGATAATAAATATCGCCACTTTGGTCAAAAAATTTTAATTAAATTCCCCAGTTTCAATATTTATTGTAACATCTCCGTATTTAGTTTTTAAATCTTGAAAGAGACTAACTTCTTGTTTTTTTACTTCAAAAATTCTACTTTTTTGCAACTCTATTTCATTTTCTAGTATAATCTTATTATAAGATAACTCTCCTAAAATAGATGCAATTTCAATACTTGTTTGTTTAATAGTATTAATTCTTGATAATTCTTCTTCTGTAATTTTTCCCATAACGGTTTTAATTTGTAACTTTTATATAAATATTAGATAAATTATGTAATATAAAACTATTTAGTCTTATTTGCATCCATTTTTTTTGTTTGTTGATTATCAACATTTTTTTTCTTGTGATATTTTCTTTTTTTTGGTGGTTTATTAGTATTAACAAACTCTTGTGGTTTTATCACTTCTATTGATTCAACAAAATCAGGAAGTTCTATTTCAGTAACAGGTGATTCTAATTTTACATCATCTGGTTGAACTATTTCAGATACTTGTTCTTTTTTGATTTGATTTACTTTTGGATAAAATTTAATAATAGCAATTGCTACTACTGTTACTACTAGGATTGCGATAATAATTGACATAATTTTTGTGTTTATTTATAAATATATAGAAATAAAGAAAAAGTACTTTATTTTTAAAAAGTTGCTATAATAACAAGACCGTCTCCTCCTTTGCCACCTACACCTCCTGTTCCGTTATAAGCAGCACCTCCACCTCCACCACCTGATCCAAATGCTCCATCTCCTCCTTTACCTCCATTTCCAGCATTTTGATTAAATGATCCTCCTCCACTACCTCCAGTTGAAAAGAAAGGTTTCCATGAAATATAACTTTGTCCTGCTATAGCAGTTCCTGTTGTAACAGCTGCTGATTGTAGTAATGGGCTAAATGTGGTCGCTAGTATAGCATTTGCTATTACACCTGTCGATGAGTTAGCATTTCCTCCATTTGATCCAACACTTGTTATTGTACTAGTTAGTGGAGTTACATCAACTGCTCCAGCAGATGCTAAACCTGCTGTTGATATAAAGGTTCCTAAGCTTAATAATCCAGCGGCTGTTGCAGTTGCTGCTGTTTCACCTGTATTAGTTGCTGTACCTGCAGCAGCTGCTGTTCCTGAAGTGCATACTAAATTCATAACTGTTGCTGAACTCGCTACTATAGATACAAAACTTCTATTACCTCCACTACTCTGACCCGCGCCTGCTGCTCCTCCTGCTCCTCCGGGTCCTGGTTGAATATATAAAATATCAGGTAGAACGTTAGCAGGAAATAAAGCTCTTGTTACTGCTCCACTTGTACCTCCTCCACCGCCTACATATGATGAAGCTCCACCAGTTCCACTTTGTCCTCCACTACCACCAGCTCCTCCACCAATACACATCATCCAAATAAAATTACATTTTCTTGGTTTTTGCCATGTTTGCCAAGCTGTTGTACCATTAGCATAGAATGTCCATACGTTATCTGATTGACCTGGTATATGTGATATATCTAGCATATTATTAAAAACTTGTTGTTATGATTATTATTCCGTCGCCACCTCTTCCGCCATTACCTGCTGATGTTGTACCTGCACCACCACCTCCACCACCACATCCATAAGCTGCATCTCCTCCTTTGCCTCCAGTTGTACCACCGCCTCCTCCAGTACCTCCCATAAAACCTAGTATAGGTTTATATAGAATTATTCCATCTTTTCCATTACCATTTGTTCCACCTCCAGCTAAAGAAGGAAAAGGTCCTGCTCCCGTTATACTACTTCCTCCTGAAGTTCCTCCACCTCCAACTCCAGAACAAAAAATATTTGTTACAGTTGGTGATCCGACACCTCCCGCTGTACCTCCTTGGTTTCCACTTAATCCTCCTACTAATGTAAATGATCCTAAGTTAGCTAATGTCATATTAGCAATAGTTGCTACTGTTTCACCTATGCCAGCACCTCCTCCTGCAGCTCCTGTTCCTGCTCCTCCTCCACTTGCTGTTACATTTCCTGACGCCACAAATATGTTTGATGCATTTGTAGAATCTGGGTATACTGTAACAAATGATCTTGATCCAGCTCCTCCAGCTGTAGCAGGATTACCTCCTATTCCTCCAGCTCCACCAGGTCCACACTGTACGTATAAAATATCAGGTAATATAGAGGCTTGAAAATTTGCTCTAGCTAAAGCACCAGTACCACCTCCACCACCAGCTCCTTTTGTACCAGATCCTGTTAAAAATCCTCCACCACCACCAGCACCTCCTCCAAGACAGAATATATTTACAAATTTAGCACCACGTGGTTTTTGCCAAGTTACCCATGTACCACCCGTAGTAAATACTTGTACGTTGCTATTTTGATTTTGAAAATATCTTAAGTCTAACATAGTTAGAATATTGTTGTTATTATTACTAAACCATCTCCTCCTCTACCTCCATTACCTCCTCTACCACCTTGTAAACCACATCCTCCTCCAGCACCACCACATCCATACCATCCATCTCCTCCTTTACCTCCATTGCCTGTTAAATTTCCTCCTCCTCCACTACCTCCGGTTCCACAAAGAGGTGCCATACTACCATATCCATCTTTTCCTGCTCCACCTCCTACTGCTCCACCATCTAACTGTGTTAATAAAATTGCACTAGCGGATACAACAGTTCCTCCTGCAGTTTGTGAATTTGCAGGTTTACTACCACCACCGCATCCTGGAGTTGTTAACATTGTTGCTAATGCTGATGTTCCTGTATTTTGAGCAGCTCCTGCTATTCCTGCTATAATATTGAATATTCCTAATAATGTGAATGGACTTGATGTTGTAGCCCAAGCTGTTTGAGCTACTGTAGCAGCTCCGGTAGGGTTACCTACAGCTGGGTTAGTGTTTCCTGATTGAGCGATTACTCCTATTGCATTAGTTGAAGGTGATATTGCTACATAGCTTAATCCTCCTTGTGTGCCTGCTGCTCCGTTTCCTGCTGTAGATGATCCTATCCCTCCTGGTCCACCTACTCCTACAAATACGTATAAAATATCTGGTAGTAAAAATGCTGGGTAATAGCCTCTGAAATATCCAGAATTGCCACCACCACCCCCTCCATTACCACCTGTTGCAGCAACATTAGCACCTCCTCCTGCTCCTGGTGATCCACCTCCTAAGCAAAATATTTGTATAAATTTAGCACCACGTGGTTTTATCCATGTTTGCCAAGTTGCTGTTGATGCTGATGATCCAGCAGCGTAAAATATACGAGTATCTTGTTTTGTATTTGGTATAAACGAAATATCTAACATAACTTTCTACACTTTTAAGGTTGTTGTTGAGCACATGGAGGTAGTGGTGGATTTCCATCGACCATAGAACATGATGATAGTGTTATTGGATTGCAATTTTCATCTACCATTCCTATAAGTTCGTTTATTTCATCTTTATAAATTGCGTAATATTTTATTGTACTTTCTGGGTTTAAATCGTCTTTTATTAACATATATCTCATAGTTAACTTATTTTATTATTGAGGAATATAAGAACCACCTATTGCTGATGCGTACCATCCACCACCTGCTGCCTGTACTGTACCTAGTGTAACTAAGAGTTGATAACCTGCAGGTAAAGCTATATTCATAGGTAGTTCATAAGTTGTAGTTGCAGCTGTTTGAGTTGCTGTTGTTGCTGCTAATGTTATTTCATCAAATAATACGTTGTTAGCAGACCCAGTAGTACTACCTCCATTATTAATAAACACACGAGCTACTGTTGCTGTTGCAGAACCAGATGCTTTAAATCTAACTCTTTGTACAAAGCTACCTGAGGCACCTGCTGTAAATAATGATGCTGTTGTACCTGTTGTACAATCATAGGTTGTATTAGCTGATGTTAAGATTGTTGTAAATCCTATCTGTCCTGCTCCTGAATAAATTGGTGATGTATTAACTGCCATTGTTTATTGTTTTGTATATAAATATATTTAAAATAAGTTTGAAATACCTGTGTTAACTGCTACAACTTGTCCCAATGTAGTACCTCCACTTCCTGCTGTCAGCGCATACGATGCTGTTGTAGCATAGGATGCAGTACCAAATAATGACCCAGTTATGCCTGCTGATACATTTAATGAACCAGTTACAGTAGCTGAGCCCGTTACTACAAATGATCCTGTTATGGTTGGTTGAAATATTTTCATCTTTTTATTTTTATCCTATGTATGCTACTGAAAAGTTATCGTTACCGTCAAATGAAATCTGCCCAACTGCTACTACCATTCTAAGTGTATCTCCAGCTGCTAAATACGAAATAGTACTACCACCGGCATGATTCATACTAGTATTTGAGTTATATTCAACCATTACCTGAGGAGTTCCATCAGGGCTTGGTGATATTGTTGTGTTATTTTTGTATACTATAAGCTGTGATATTGTTCCTAAGCTATTTGAATTTGTTCTACACACAACACATACTTGATATAGTCCTGAGATTGGTGCGGTGAAGACTCCTGTTGTATTATTATAGTAGCTACCTTGATTGTAATCTACTGTTGTTTTACTGCCTGATAAGTACGATATTGCTGTCGTACCTCCTCCATTACCAGTCACTCTAAATGCAGGTCTATTTGGCATTGTTATTGATCCAGTAGTAAGTGTAAGTGATCCAGTACTTATTGTAACAGCTTGACTTAGTGGATTAAGATAGCTTGCAGTTGTTGCATATGAAGCTGATACTGCGTTTAGCACATAGCTTGCTGTAGTGGCGTAAGACGCTGATACTGCGTTTGATATGTAACTTGCAGTTGTAGCATACGATGCTGATATGGCATTTACAAGTGATGTTGTACCTCCTAGCGTTGCGATAGCATACCCACTTTCATTTGTTGGGAATGTTATTGTTGCTGTATTAGCATCTGTTAGTACTATGCTTTGCGGTATTGTTTGATTCCAGCTTGAATCGTATGTTTGAACTACAACACCTTTATTACCTAAACCGTGTACAAATGTCCAAGTGGATTGATTTGAAAATGATGCTGTTATATTTGCGCCTGCTGCTGACGTTGAGTTAATTGTTACAGCTCCTATCCCGGTTGTAGGCGATATTGATATACCTGTACCTGCTACAATTTGAGTTACACCTCCGTTTGCTGCGTATGATGATGTTAAAGCATATGATGCACTTGTAACTGTACCTACTATAGCAGATGCTGTTACATATGAAGCTGTAAGAGCATTACTAGCCCAACTAGCTGTTCCTTGTAGTGAACCTGTAAAAGATGTTGCTGTAACTGAGCCTGTTGCTACTACATTACCGTTAAACACAGATGTTCCAGAAACATACAAGGATCCTGATACACTTGGTCCATTTATAGCTATCCTATATCCTAAATCAGTTGCACTTTGGGAGGATTGAAAAACAAAATTACCACTGCTAGTAAACATTGTAGCTACTACAGTATTACTAGTTGAACCAGATGCAAACTTTAAATCAGTTGTATTTGGTAAAATTGTATTTATAAGAATGGATGAACCATACATTGTTGAGCTAGCTCTAAACGTACCATTTACATCGAGAGTTATGTTGTTAGCTGGTATTTTACCTATTCCAACCAAATTATTAGCTCCATCAACATATAACGTGTTGCTATCAATATTTAAGATACCAGTACCACTTCCCAAACTCATTGTCGCTGCGTTTAGGGTAATAGAGTCTGTTGTAGCATCCCCCATAGTTACGTTGCCTGAAACTATCAAGTTACCTCTTACAGTAAAGTTGTCAGCCGTAGATGCAGTTGTAGCAAATGACGAGCTTATTGCATTTAAAACGTACGATGCTGTTTGAGCATTTACCGCATTTGATGCACTAACCGGTGTTCCATTTATCCAAGTACCACCACTATATACTAGGGCTTGGTTGGTAGTTGGCGATGTAATTGATACATCAGATAAGTCAGTTAATCGAGTAGTAAAGGTTGTTGCACCACTAGATCCAGCTGTATTTCTAAATATACCTGATTGTACTATAACACAATCGTTTGTATTTGTTAAATCAGTAGCACCTCCATTTACAAGCAAATAAGCTACAAACACATATTGGTGTGCTGTATAAACTGCTTCGTTAAATGGATCTGATGCTAAGTTCGCTCTTGCGTCTGCTATGTTGTTGTAGGTTTTTTGTCCGTAATAAACGTGTACTCTACCCGTAAATGGATTAAAGAATACTCTTTGAATTGTAAAACTACCGCCACCCACATTACTTAATGTACCATTACCATTTTGATCGTATTTAGTAGGATCTACTACTGTGTAAAATGATCCACCATTATTATCTGTTGTGAAGGTACTACCACTTCTATAAACACGAGCTATTGATGCTGTATTATATGCTGATGTTGATTTATGAGATATATTTTGTGGGTCTTGTTGATAAAATCCACCTAATATAAATGATTCACCAGCACCAACATTTAATCTTAATGTGCCTGTTTGACCTGTAACTGTTAAACCAGTTACTTTTAATGGACCGAAGGTTTCAATAAAATCAAATGCTTGATTGGTTATATTATATGCTGTATAAACATTGTTAGCAACACTGGTGATAATATCTCTACCGGTATGGTTAACCATTCCTAATGGAATAGATTGTGCATATTGATCGTTGGTGAAGAATGTATCATCTTGAGATTGAGCTACACCATTACTATCAATATAAATGTATGTAGCTTGTGATGATGTTACTCTACCACCTAACTTTATAGATTGAGATGGCCATGTAACGTATTGTATTATAGGACTTATTTCTGATCCAGTGCTAGCGTTGTAGTTTACTATTATACCTGAGCCTGATGATATGGATGCTGTTGTGCTGCTATAAGATAAGGCTCCACCATATAATAATCCAGTCTGCAGTGCTCCTTCTACCCACTTCCACTTAACCAAATTACCATCTTGTCTAATATACAGATCGTATCCTAGTGATGTGTTTGATGAGCTTTGGAATAAGAAGGATGATGATATAAAGGTATTACCTAATGAGCTTGGATCGGTTGTTGGATCTAGCCGTATTGCCCCTGATACTACTACACCTTGATTAAGTGTATTAACATATGATGCTGTTAAAGCGTATGATGAACTTACTGCTTGTGAAGCACTTATTGCCCAACTAGCTGTACCAAATAAACTCCCTGTTATGCTATTAGCATTTAATGAACCCGTTACTGTTACCCCACTACCGCTAACTAATAGGCTACCGGTTATTACAGCACTGCCTGAGAATGGAAATCCAGCTCCACCTCCACCAAATGCTGATGACGCTGTGTAATAGAGTTTACCAGTTGCTGTATCAATTGTTACTACATTTGATTGTGGTAAGGTTGGTAGATTATCTAAATATAAACTATCAGCTCTTACGTGTATTGATCCTCCTTCTAAATTGATATATTGATTACCTGCATTGGATATGTAAATATCACCACTATTTAATGAAAATCCTCCACCATTTAGTGAGTCTATTAGTGTGTATTGGTTACCCGCAAAATCTAAATATAAACCAGCATCTTGACTACTACCACCAAAATAATATTTTGTTTTTATAATACTATTACCATCATCAACTATTAATTTAGTTCCATTTACTCCATCATTAACATCACCTATTGTTACTGTTCCTCCACTAGCATTATCCAATGTGAAATAAGTATTATTTCCTGTTAATAGATTTACTTTATCTCCACCATTAATTGTTGCTACTTGGCTGCTAATTGATGCTGTACCGTTTGTAGTTATTTCTACTTTTCCAACACCAAATCCATCATTTCCTGTAGCAGTTATATTAGCAGTTTGTTGTCCTGTGCCACTATTATCTAATCTAGCTGCTAAGGCTATTGAGGTGGGAAGTGCATATAAAAATGAACTGCTATAAAAGCCTAATGTTGAAAGTAGTGTTTGTTGAGTATTTCCATCAATTAAAAGTGGAGTATTATAATCAAAATTAGATGGATCTTGATATTTAGTTGATAATATACTTCCTGTCTGATAAAGCATACTACTTGTTAATGTAGTAGCTCCTGACCATAACGGAATATAATTTGTTGTGCCTCCTTGTATATTGGTCGATATTGTTGCATATGACGCAGTTCCTTGTAATGAGCCAGTTATTGATGTTGCTGTTAGGTTTGGTACAGTTAATCTATCTGTACTTGGATTGTATAATAAATTACTTCCACCGTCCGTATAAGTCTGTAGATACCCATTTGCTCCAGATGGAGCGAATACTACACTGTAATCTTGATTAGTATTTGAGTTCTGTGTTAGTACTAAACCGGCAAGGCTGGCATTATTTGCATTTACGGCTCTAGATGCAGAAACTGCGTATGAGCTACTTAGTGTGTATGAGGCACTTAAAGCATAGCTAGATGATAGTGAATATGATGCGCTAGTAGCATATGATGAGCTTAATGCATAGCTAGCAGAGGTAGCTTGAGATGAACTTAATGCGTATGAACTAGATAAGCTATAACTACTGCTCAATGCATATGATGAACTTACTGAATAAGAACTACTTATTGCATTGCTGCTTGACATAGCATACGAAGCAGATGTGACTGTTCCGGTTATTGCTGATGATGTAATATAGGATGCTGTTATAGCATTTTGAGCCCAACTTGCAGTACCGTACAAACTACCTGTTATACTAGGTGCATTTAACGAACCAGTTATTTGCTGACTACCAGATATAACAACTGTACCTATCAGCGTTTGTGTATTGGTTACACTATTACCAAATATGTTTGATCCGCTTGAGTAGATTACTGAAGCAGATTCGTATGTTACATTTAGGAAAGCTACAGATGCTGTGCCGTTTACAATCACATCTCCGTTTATAGTACCCCCTGTTAGCGGTAAATATCCTGGTGCGTAAGAAGCTGTAGTAGCGTTTTGAGAATAGCTTGCAGTTCCTAATAATGACCCTGTGATACCATAATTAAATAAAGCACCACCACCGTTTTGTAAAACCATATTATTAGATGACCCTACAGAACTAAAATTTAATACCCCAACACTATATACAATCGATGCCCCACTGCTCGCCCAATATAACCCAGCATTTGTACCACCAAAGTACATGCTCTGATCGTTGCCTGGTGCACCAACGGTTAGAGTTCCACGAGTCTGCACTGTACCGCTGTCACCTATTGCAACGTTAATAGCACTATTATTCTGATTATTTATGTTTAGCCCATTCAAACCAGTATATAGGAATAGTACATCTCCACCTACTGCAAGCATTTTTTGTCCGCTTTGATTCGTGTTTATTACGCCGTCTGTAAAAACATACTTATTTGCTTGTACGGTAGTTGTGATATTAACTACTCCGTCCGATTTTAAAATTAGCGGTGAGTATCCTAAAGCTGTATTATAAAAATCTAACTGATTGATTGCTGTGCCATCTGCATTTATATCATTTAATATTGACCAAACAGCTGGCGTTGTGTTGCTACCAAGTACAATCATGTTCGATTGATTGCCTGCTGTATTTCTATTTCGTAAATATAGTGTATTTCTATTTCCTCCAATCGCTGATTGATTGCCGTATAGTATTACCGATCCTGTGTTAATCAATACTTGATTGAGTGGATTAACGTAGGATGCTGTGTCTGATGCTACTGCATTGCTTGCCCAACTTGCTGTACCTATTAAGTTACCTACAAATGATCCAGTGAATGAGCCTGTATTGTATGAAGCAGTAAATGCGTTGAAGGATGCTGTCGTTGTATAGCCAGTTAAATCTATTGTAGGTACATTCAATGCATAAGATGCAGTTATGGCATAAGAAGAACTTATAGCCCAGCTCGATGTACCCTCTAAATTTCCTAGAAAAGATCCCGTATTATAGGATGCTGTAAAAGCATTGAATGATGATGTAGTTACAAAAGAACCTGTATCTAATGCCCCTAATCCAATTGGTATAACTTCCTCTCCATTTGATCCGCTTTTTTTCATAAAAGCAAGACCGTCATACGTGTTTAATGCAATTTCACCAAAATCTATTGATTCTGTAGTTGGTATTTTACCCGGTACGCTACTACGGCGTAATTTGAGAAATTGGTTAGACATATGTCTGTATGGAGATTTAGTATTTACTAAATAAATTGTAAGCTATATAGCTCTATAATAAATATCTACTAATTATACACTCTTATTTCTATTGGTGTATTATCTAATTGATTATTTCTTGACCCATCTAAAGTAATACCAGTTAGTATAACTATTTCATCAGCATTATACCGATAGATATATGAAATATAACCATCAGATATACCATTATAATTCATTGTTATCATACACCATGTTTTATCAGAGAATAAACTATCTGAAAATATTGAATAATACCCAGTATTATTATATTGAAACCAAACATCACCAATAGTATTTTCTAATACTGTTACTACTGGAGCTCCTGTGTTATAGTATAATTCACTTGTTCCCCAACTATTTGGAGTAGTTCCTGTTGCTACAAACCATGTACCTTCATTATTATTAGGAGCACCAACATTTGTAAAATCTCCGCTACTAGGAGCTGAAATATTATATGTACGACCTATAACTAATTCTCCTGATGTTATATTAACATCACTGCTCCCACCACTTTGTGTTAATAAAGCTGTATAAACTTTATAAGGTCTTAAATCACCTGATACATTATTTAATGTTAATGAGCCTGATATGTTTACGCTGCCAGTCATTACCGGATCAATACTCGGTAAAGCATTCCAAGGTGTTCTTTTCCAAATAGCTCCAGTTGATGGTAATCCAGTTGGATAAGACTCGTACATTGTTAGTGTTAGGTGATTATCGTCGTATGACCAAGCTGTATTATCGACAGAACATAACCAACCATCCCCGTTTGGTGCTGGTGCTGGTCCTTGTCCACCAAACCAAACACTCTCACTTGTAAGCTGTCTTACTGCTGTTGTATCGTCAATAAAATACCAACCAGTTTGTGGCGCTAAAGTTCCTCCACTTTCTTCCGAAGGTCCTGTTTGTAACCATGATGTTCCTGGGTCGTGGTATCCGTTCCAGTAAGTAACCCCTCTGTCGTATACGTGTGTTACTATAGGAGCTACAAAATCTTCTGTGCAATAGTAAACGTAGTCGTTATCGAACGCTACCATTCCTTTTTTATCACCAGTTGATCCTGATGGGAAGTTGTTAGGTGTTTTACTTGGTATAATTGTTGATCCTGATAGTAATGTTGATCCTGATACACTTAAGGAATTAATTATACTTACCCCAGAACTTGATATTTGTAAAATTGGGCTGAAGTAATCAGCATTTGCGTATATATTAATTGGAGTGTCTACTTCATTTCCTATGTAACTTTCACCACTGTCTCCTATCCATCCTGCAAATACGGATTGAGTTACGTTGTAGGTATCGTTATATAACCCAAATGCCCAAGGAGCGTCATTTTCTCCATGAATACTTAAAATATAGTCTTGACTTCCTGTCATTACAAGTGACCCTACACTGCCGCTTACACCTAAGCTACCAGTAATGATTAAATCAACATTACCTCCTCCATAGCTATACCACTCGTCGGGTACAATAGTCCAACTCATACTACCTGTTTTGTAGTATAGAGTTACAAAATCGCCTCCGCTCACTTCTTGAAATCTAACAACTAAAGGATGTCTACCTGCTGATAATACTATCGGAGTTTGATTTCCTCCTGGTCCGCTATTTCCACCATGTCCACCATACCAGTCTGCTACTAAAGTATTGTCTATAAAAGCATCTGAAGCATCGTCACTATCTAAACCAAAAGTATAAGTATCGCTTGTTGGCACTGTTAAGTATCCTTCAAATTTTAATGCATAATAATCTGAGTTACGAGAAATATTATCTATATTTGGGTAAACAGACTGTGTTATAATTGGACAAGCGGCAAATAATGTATCAAAATCACCTGCATTATCTACATATCCACCATAGTAACCATTTGTATTGTAAGCTGTTGTTAATATACCTGGATTAGCTCCACTTCCTAATTTTACTTCACTACCTGCATCATATTGAATACCTAAATTAGTATCTGTCCATTGAGTACCATTTTCAGCATACACTGCGGTTGCTGCTATAGAAGCTGAGGTTGCATAACTAGCGGATATAGATGTTGTAGCGCTACTAGCTATACTAGCTGATGTAGCATAGGATGCTGTACCAGCTACAGCTATTGTACTTGGTATAGTTCCAGTACCATCTAGTTGTGCAAACCCATAGGGTTGATTTGCTTTATCTAAAGTGATGATTTGTTTCATTATGCGTCTATTTCAACGATGTCGTATGCTTTGTATGTTTTTAACAATTTGCCTTTTGTTTCATGGAATTGTTTCCAAGAAAATTCAGTAGCTTGTTTTTCATCATCAGTCCAAGTATCCTGTTCTAAATTAACAAGGTATTTGTTATCTGTTCCGCGTTGTATTTTTTTCTTATTCATATATTATATGTTTGCGTAGAATCCGTTATTTTGATTAGTTGACGTCATAGTAGCTCCATTAAATAATGCATTAGAATTATTACTTTCATCATTATTCATTGTAAAATTGGTTATTGTACTTTGATTACTTAATGAGTTGTATAAAATATAATCTAAGCCAGCTGATCCGTTTATATTATTAATGCTAGATTGGTTACCTAGTGAGTTATAAGCTATTTGGCTATTACCTCCCATAGTTGTGTCATTAATACTAGAGTTATTTTTTAAATCATTTCCTACTATAGCAGCATATCCTATAACGTTATTGTATATATTACTTTGATTGCTTAATGTATTAGAATACAAATAACCATTACCTGGGCTATCAGCTGGGTCTAATGTCATACTGTACATGGAGCTATTTGCTGTTAATTTATTTGCTTCAGCATAGCTACTACTATACATTATTATGCTATACACACTACTGTCCATTTCGATTGAATTAGCGTAGAAAGCAGAATTACTATCTAATGTACAACTATATAATCCACTATCACCTGCTATTGTATTTGCTTGTATATAGCTACCTGTAGTTAAGTTATTACTATTTATATAACTTGAATCAGTTACTGTGTTTTGCCTAAAATATGAATTATAGTAGAGGTTATTACTTTCAATAGTACTATCATTAGCTACTGTATTCTCAACTATAAAACAGCCATTTTCAATTAGAGTATTGCTGTTTATAGATGAGTTATTTGTTATAGTATTCTTTCCAATTTCACCACCACTAATTAAGGTATTATTATTTATAAAAGATTCACCTGTTAAAGTGTTGCTATATAAGTTACTACCTGTCATTTCGTTACTGTAGATACCACTATAGTTAGATAGGTTGTTTTGGTAGATACTACTATTTAACATGTTATTGTAATCACCAATGTAGCCTTCTGATGTTAGACTATTGTTTTCGATAGTTGAACTATATAAATTATTACCTCCAATCCAACCGTATGAATCTAAAGTATTATCTTCAATACGTGAATAGTTTCTTAAGTAGTTATTATCATCTCCAATAGTTGCATCTTGAAGTTTATTATACCTAATAACGCTATAATCAAACAAATAGTTATCTCCAATATAAGAATCTTCAGATATAGTATTATACTGTATATCTCCTCTGATTATAGCATTATTACTTAAATCAGAATTTTGTTCTATAACATTGTGTCTGATACTACCATAATCTGATCCAAACATGTTGCCAAAACCTGAATCGTTTAATATGTTGTTTTCTATACCAAAGCCATCTCCAGAAAAGAAACAACTATACATACCTGAATCATATATAGTATTGTATTCCATATAGCCATAATCTTCAAACCTGATGTCATATGCCATATAAGAGTTCTCAATAGTATTATTAACACAATACAAACCTCTAAAATTAAGGAAACCTTCTACTGTACTAGCTTTAATAGTATTACCCATAAATCCAGTAGAGTCATCTAAATTTTCATTATATTCATATTCATTACCCCATGGGAACAATGGTATGCTTCTAGATTCCATCCAATTCCATTGTGCAAATGTTTGTTCAACGATATTACCTGCTTTATCTTTTCTCATTGTGATAAAGTCATTTTCTACATCATATTCAATCTCGTCCCAAACTACATTGTAATCAGTTTCATTATAAGGAATTTCATCCCAATCATCCTCATTTAAAATATATATATATGGGGACCAACCGACATTTCCTGTTTTATTAATCCACATTTTTCCTCCCCAAACTACTTTAGAACTACCCGAAATAAATGTTGGTATTTCAATTAGTGGGTCTGGATCTAGTAGAATCTCAGCTGTGGCTCCACTGTAACTACCTGTGATACTTAATGATCCTGACCATTGTTCATAGGTATTAGGTACTATATATTGCCACCCACCATCATAAAAGAATTGATTGTTATGTACTGGGTATCCTTCGTTTCCGTTATTATTTGTAACATACTCTCCTCCTTGGAATGATCCACTTAAATTAGTAAGATAAAATCTAACATATGGTGACCATATATTATTTCCAAGAACAGATTTATCGTATTTTGGATTATAGAATTTACCTACACCTCTTGGATTGTAAGATCCAGTTGATGTTGCTTGAACTATAACGTCAACACCTCCATTAACTAATCCATGATTATCGTCAGCACCTTGAAGGTAGTATAATGTACCTGGTGCTAAGGTTCCCATATCACGCATTTGGAAAAATGCATTTGGTGTAGTAGGTACTATTCCACCTCCAATAGCAGATCCTGATTGATCTTGGATAGAGATTGCTCCTTGGTCTGTAATTCCGAATATAACTTTGCTTATATCTGACGCTGCAGGTAATGTGGCTTGTTTGACTAATTCAATGTAGCTTGGCATGTTTTTATTTTTATTTTATTATTCTATTATTCCAGGACCTACTATAGATCCACTGTTATATAATCCTCCATCGATATGGATAGTTCCGCTCACTATAAGCGATCCACTATTACGTAGATCTCCTAAAACATAATATTCAGCATTCTCTTCTACAATAAATATATTATTAGATAATACTAATAAATTTCCAGGGTTAAGAATACTTTCGTATTGTTTAATCGTATTAATTCCAAATGTTCTATTATATGAAAATGGCACTTCTATTACACTCCCACTAATTACTGGAATACCATTTACCATCAAAGACCCTGTTAAATTTATAGTTCCTCCAACAGATAGTGATCCACTAACAGTAACACCATCATTTGTTAAATATAAACCAGAAGGATTGCCAGCGCCATCTGTTATAGATTGTGAAACGTTAGATATTTGACCATTATCATTAACTTTTAATAATGATAAATAAGTATCTTTAATTTGTTGGCCGGTTAATGATGACATTTTCTATTTTTATATCTATTATAAATATTTAATATTCTCCTAAATCTATAGTGTTAAAACTACCACTATCTCCAAATGTATTAACTCCGTCAATAGTAATGGTTCCAACATTATAAGTACTTTGTGTAACTTCTACTGATCCTGATATTACAAAGTCTGGTATTCCTATTCTTGTTCCATCCCAATTACCAAATGAGTCTTCCCATTGATTTGTTATATTATTCCATATTTGATTTGCAGTAGGAATTTTAGATCCACTAAGAATTAATTGATCTAATTCTTCATTGTAATGTAAATTTGATAGGACTTGTTTTAATTTTAATCTTGACATTTTATAAAAATTTTCCTATACCAGTTATTATATCGCTTTGTTCAAAACTATATTGTAGTAATGTAGGATCTATAACTAATGTAGACACTCCATTAGATTGCGTAAAACTAACTATTGCAGTTTTTTCTATAAATTGACCATTACAGAAAAATGTAAAGCTATCAACAGATGTTGCAGGTAATCCGCTTGGAGCAGATAGCCAAGGTCCAAATACTACAGTTGTCGGATTTACAAAAGTTCCTGTTAATTCTTTATTTGTATTAATATAGAGTATCACATCTGATGGTACATTAGTGATATTATTAATAATATTTCTAGAATCAGAAGCCACAATATTTGATAATTTTTTACCAGGTTGTTGATTTTGATTTGCTACAAATTGTTCTGAGCTAGTGGCTGTTTCTAATCCAAATACTATATTAGCCGCACTAAATACTCTGTTTACTGATGCAAGGGATTTATTCATAACATCAGGAATTAAATATCCATTTAATGTTAGTGTAAAACTATTTTTAACTAATCTGTCCTCTCCAACTTCTAGAGTTAAATTATCTTGGAATGATTCAATAGAACTATAAAATTGGAATCTATTAGGATCTCCCCAATAAGATCTAGAAGCAAAATTAAGAGCTTCAATTATCTTATCCATTTGTTCCATAAAATGAGTCCAAACAATACAAGAATATTCTACAGTAACATAATCTGGTGTGACTGCAACTACGTATTCTTTTTCTGGTGCTCTACTATTTACAACATTAAAGTTACTATAAACATTTCTTCTATTAAAAGACTTTTCAAATACTTGAACATTTTTAACAGTGTTTCCATCTAATTTATTTCCCAGACCCCTATTTTGTGTGAGATTAGTCCTTTTAAACATTAATAGTGGAGCCATTAGTTTCCCATTTCTATCTCTATAGTATCCATCAGCTTGTACACTTTTCCAATTCTCTGCATTCCCATAAATTATTGGCACATCAACTTTAGTATTATTTTGTACCACAGATAATTTTAAAATCTCAGTAAAATAGTAATTTACAGCCTCATTAATATCTTTTAAGCCTATAGAAAAATCTTTATCAATATCATCTTTTAATGATATTTCAAGTGCTCTATTTTGTTCTGGTTGCCCTGCTTTAAACTCTTCAGAGAATATTTGATTTGGATTCCCTGTTTTTGGATCGTAGGGTACTACCAATTTATTCATAAATTCTCTCCTATTTTGAGGACGTACCGTTTGTATGCTCATTATAGTCTATTTTGATTAATACCTAACGCGTCTGGGCTAGCGTAATGGCACGTTAATATAATTGAATATGAAGATCCAAAGTTTTCTAAACCCTCGGAATAAGCATAATCAGAATCCTTTCCAAGGATTAATTGATTTTGATTAACATTATCTACTAAGTAATATAATTCATTATACATTACTACATCTCCCACTTCAGGAACCACATTTGCATCTGATAAGTGATCTTTTAAGAATCTAAAAGTAACAGGTCTTGATACATCTGTTCCAAAGTCTCCTGAAGCAAATGAAAAATCCCCTCTTTCAATAAGGCAATTTAATAAAACTGGTCCTATATAATATTTCTCTAATCCTTCACCGTAAACATTTTTATCTGTGTCTTGTAACATTATTTTATAATATCCGCACTCTTGAGAAATAATATTTTCTACCAACTCTCTTGATATTCCTTTAAATGTACCTATATCATTTTTACTACCAAATAATGCCATTTTATCCTATATAAATTAAAAGTGGGACTTTGCTTAATGTGTCTGTCATAGATGTTTCTTCAGATTGCTTTCTCTCTAATTGAGCTTGTCTAGTCATATCGGCTAAATCCGTTCTAAGTTTTTCTCTTAGAGTGTTTTGCATATCTTTTCCTTTTGCTATTAGATCTCCACCATTTAATGTGGCTTCAGCACCAGGAATAGGTACAGTACTATATTTTCCTCTAATTAATCCAAGCAATTCAGAAGCAAGAGCTAATGTATATTCATAGATCCACTGCTTTCCTGGTTGGTTAATTTGTGAATATGTTATATTATTATATGGAACATTAGATGGATTTGTTATTAAATCTGTACTACCACTATATGGACTAGTAGTCAAAGCATTAGACATCTCGCTTTTCTTAGCATATTGAATATACAAAGGCACTCCATCAATTTCCGGTTTGGGGAATATTCTTAGTTTATTATTTATTAATTCAAAAGTAAATGCTGATCTTCTAACTTGATTTGACATTTCAATCTCTTGAATTCTTTGAATATCCCAATAAACTGGGAATAGAGTGAAGTTTAATCCTGGTGAATAACTAGCCCAACCAAAATTTTCAGTTGCACCTTGATAGTTTATTGACCCTCCTATATATGGATCATAGTATTGATTAATAGCTGGATTTCCTTCATAAAAAATTCTTTTTACTTCTATTCTATCTCCAGGTTGTATTATACTACTACTAACTCCCCAATCTTGTAAATCATAAACTTGTTGGCCGTTCATTAAAGTGATTGATCCAGTATACCATTCAGTATATCCACCTACACCAGCCTCTGCTCCATAAGCCTCTGCTAAAGTGACAATACTATTTAAACTTGGCACTATTACTTGATTATTTAAAGTAGATCCTGTTGGAGATCCTATTAAACTCAAGAAATTATCTTTTATAGCTAATTGATAAAGCTCTTCTGAATAGACAGATATTGCTTCTTCAAAACATGCATAGATATTTAAATCTTGTAATTCCACATCCATAACAGGATAACCTAATTTTCTAGCTACATAATTAGCTACTTTAGGTCCATCAGCCTGGAAAATTGGATCGCTATCATAAAAGCCAAATGGAGTTAATCCAGATATTGGCATTGGGGTTCCATTATATATTAAGGGATTAGCCATTTATTATTTATTTATTATATTCCCAATCAAGTATTTTACCAACTAGATCAGATCTATGGTTATGTTTTAATTTAATATATTTAATCTCTTCTATTTTTTTACTTAGTTCTATAATATAAGACAGACCATTATAAGGATCTTTAATATCTTTTTGCTCGTTATCTCCATTAATGATAATTCTACCATTCTTACCTAATCTAGTTAATATAGCAAGCATTTCTGATTTTGTAAGATTCTGAGCCTCTTCTACAACTAATACATCATCAATTGTTTTTCCTCTAATAAATTGAACTGGTAATGCTTCAACTTTATTATCTTTTATATACTCTTCTATTTTAACTTTATCATAACATTTAATTAAATTCTCCTGAAAAGCTTCTAAATAAGGATTAAATTTTTCATCTAAAGAACCAGGTAAAAAACCTAATGAATGTCCAACCTCAACTGCTGCTCTGGTTATTTGTATCTTTTCATACTGTTTTTTAAATAAAAAGTCTAATGCTGTTTGCGCACTTACTAAACTCTTACCACACCCTGCTCTACCTGTTATAACCACTATTTGATTTTCAATTATTAACCGTTTTGCCTCTTTCTGTTCCTCATTTAATTGGATTTTGTACTTTATTTCGTTCTTTAAAACTTTTTTTGGCTTTTCCATAAATTAATTTTTTGTGAAGAACTATTTAGAATAAATATCCAATTAGTTGAAATAAAAATAGCCCGGTTTAATTACCAGGCCATTAATTTACTTATTTTTTATTTTATCTAGTCTGTGGATACGCGTAAGATCCAGAATATATAATTGCAATACCAGTGGATTGAGTTACTTCAGTTATACTTCCATATACCCCAACTCCAGCTGTAAATGATACATTAGCTAATCTATTACTACCACTTAAATTTGAAATAACTACTGTTGCAGTTGTGTTTGTTACTGGATAATACCAAAAAGCATCACAAGACTTTGTTATAGAACCACTTAAAATGGCTCCACCGTTTAAACCATATGGATCTTTTAATCCGTCTACTAATTCAGGCATATTTTTATTTTATTATAAATATTGAAATAAATAAAAAAAGCCCAACCTGAGTTGGGCCTTTATTTTGTATCTAGGTTAAAATTAGATAATGTTTAAATCAGATACTAACACCTTACCATAGAACTCTGGACGAACCATAGTCATTGCGTAACGAGTCATGATACCTTTTCTAGGAGTGAAGGTATTAGGATCGTACACAAGAGGAGTCATGATCAAAGGTACATATGGAGAGTAAACAGCACCACATTCCAAGAACTGAGTTCCACGGAAGCCCATCAAGATAACATTTTCAGTCATGTATGGGTTTTTGTATACTTTATAACGACTGTTCAAAGAACCAATCTTTTGAACACCGAATGCATACTTCATAGTATCTGCTGCTCCATCAGTATCAGCTGCAAATCCAGGAATTGATTCCAAGATAGTAGCTACTGCAGGAGAAACAACCATAAAGTTAGCACCTCCACGTAAAGTACGTTGATGAATGATATTAGATACTTTTTGTAATTTAATACCAATAGTTTGGAACCATGTCATTTGGTTATAGAAAGCTCCAGCAGTATTAGTAGTAAATGCAGTACCTGTAGTATTGATTTGTTGACCTATTTTAGCAGACCATACTTCTGTAGTTGCTGCATTTTGAATCAACATATCCATTACTTCTAAGTCGATCTCTAAAGATACGTGCTCAGACAATAGACCAGTCAATTCAGCTTCAGCATCAAGTGCGTGGTAAGCATTAAGATCTTGAGCAAATTCTGGAGTCCATTGTGCTTTTAACTTACGAGTTTTAGCAGAAATTGTTTGACTCTTCATTGCAACATTGATCTCAGGGATAGTTATTGAACTAGCTCCGTTTGCAGTTGAATATGCATTAGGCATTGAAGGAGTGTTTGTACGATCTTCAAAATCACCACGACTATTAAAGTCAGTTTCTTTGTTATAGAAGATAGTAGCAGATCCAGTCAAAGTAGCTAATGAGCTTGCTGAACTTGTTACATAGAAATAGATGTCTGTACCAACTACTTTTGTGAAAGCAGGAAGAACGTTAGTAGTAGTAAACGCTGCATTAGCAGAACCACTAAGTTCAAATGCTCTAACACCTAATGTGTTATATCCAGGAATTGCAGAAAGAGGATAAGCCAAACGAGCAATTGTACCTAAAGAAGCAGATACAGATGCATCAAAATTCAATTCATCCCAAGTAGCAGGAACTGAGCAATTAGCTTTTGTAGGAGTTGTAGATGCAGAGAACAAGTTCAATGAATAATTGAATTGACCAGCACCATAAAGACCACCAGCAGCAGCATTACCGAAGTTTGCAGTTGCAGTACCATATACTGAATTTCCTTTAGCAAAATCAGGATTACCATCAGTACCGTATTGGAAATCCAAGAAGAATACCAATCCAGCAGGTAAATTCATAGGTTGAACAGAAACGAATTCTTTAGCAGCGATTTGACCGAAGATCTTACGAACTAAAGGTAAAGCTACACCAGCCCATTGTTCACCACCAGCGTTAGTCCATGTAGAACCACCACTTGCATTGATACCAGAGTTTGTGTTTGAAGATTCAATAACCAATTGTTTTGCTTGGTTCTCAAGGATCATAGCCATTTGTGAACGACCATTATCATCAAGACCTTCAAGCAGACCAGATTTTGCCCACTTTTTTGTAAGTTTAGAGGCAACACTAAACTGGTCAGAGTATGCTGTTTGAGCAGACTCATTTAGTAAAGATTGTACTAAGTTTGCCATTTTTTTAAATGTTTGATTTGTTTTTTAAAATTATTTTATACCAGCAATTTTTTGCCATCTGCTAACAAAATTGTCAGCTTCAACAATTACTTTTTTAGGAGCAAC